CGCTGTGTTAGAAGCTGAAGTAGAAAAGCTACAAGCCAGTCAGAAAGAGATACTAGACTGTATTCATGCAGTGCGTGATGAGATGATGCGTTATAAAGGCTTCTTAGGTGGAGTTGCTTTCTTAGCATCTGGTATCGGTATATTCTTGACTCTGTTCAAGGATTGGATTTTTAAACACTTTGCTTAAGGTCTTATGCGTTCATATTCCGTAGGTCGTAACCTTACAGCTAATACTAAGACAACATTATTTGTTGTTCCTACTAAGCAAGTTGCTAACTTAACTTTATTATTTGCTAGTAATTCAACTGCATCTACTAAACACTTTAGTGCATGGTGGTACGATAAAAGCAACAATACTGAAGTTGTTATAGTTACATCGTATGATATATCAGCTAAATCCTTTCTTAAATTTGATAATGCGTATATTACTCTTGAAGAAGGCGATGAAATCAGAGTTCAATCAGAAGCAGCAAGTACAGCATCAGTAATCATTACGCTTGAAGTAGACAACGCACCAGCAGTATCTTACACTTACTAAGGAGAACCCATGAAAGAAACTAAAAAACAATCCGCTAAGATCGGTAAAGTAATGTCTGAATACAAAGCTGGTGGATTACATAGTGGTAAAGGTGGTCCAGTAGTTAAATCTCGTAAGCAAGCAGTAGCTATCGCTATGAGCGAAGCTAAGATGGCTAAGCCTAAAACTAATAAGAATATGACTACTCCGAAAGCTAAACCAGCTAAGAAGATGGGTGCAATGCGTGGCTACTAAGATGGGTTTGTATGCCAATATCGCTGCTAAAAAGAAACGTATAGCTGAAGGCTCTGGAGAGAAGATGCGTAAGGTCGGCAGTAAAGGTGCTCCTACAGCTAAAGACTTTAAAGACTCTGCTAAGACTGCTAAGAAGAAGAAATAATGGTTAAGAAAGTTTATCAGAACCCTGAAGGCGGTCTCAATCAAAAAGGTAGAGACTACTACAACAAGACTACAGGCTCTAAACTAAAGCCACCAGTGTCTGCTAAGGAAGCTGCAAAGTCACCTAAAGCAGCAGGTAGACGTAAGAGCTTCTGTGCTCGTATGGAAGGTGTTAAGGGTCCTATGAAGGACGATAAAGGTCGACCAACAAGAAAATCATTAGCACTCAAGAAGTGGGATTGTTAAGTTGAATGCCAGATCCATACGGAATCAACGAAGGAGTAAAGCTACTCACTGGTAGTCTTGATGCTGGTCGTGAGAGTGGTAACGCATTAGGTAAACAAGTAGAAGCTATACAGCAAGATGCAGCAAATGTTGCACAGCAAAAAGCAACAGAAAGACGTAGAGCAATTAGAGAAGCAGAGTTTAGAAAAGAAACTGCTCTCATTAAAGCATTAAATGATTGGAATCACAAGAAACAAATAAGTGACCAAGAAGCAAAGATAAAGATAGATTTTATTAAGAAGCACGGTGCTAAAGAGTGGGAAGCATTACTTAAGATTAAGTTAGATATAGAGAAAATGGAACAGAGAAACAAAGACGAATACCAACACGATTTAAAAGCTGTAAGAAGAGTACAGTTCTATTGTTTTGCTGCTGCTGCTGTTATTGCGTGGTTTTGTACTTGGGGTTATAAACTTTAGGGGTAAATAATGTTTGGAATAGATGACATCATTGGAGTAGGAATGAAGCTTGTTGATAAGCTGATTCCTGACCCTGCACAGAAAGCACAAGCACAACTAGACCTAGCTAAACTAGCTCAAGACGGTAAACTTGCTGACATTCAAGCTGACATGAATGAAGCACAGGAACTGACTAAGAGACTACAAGCTGACATGACTAGCGATTCTTGGTTATCTAAGAATATTAGACCAATGACGTTAATTGCTATTCTTGCTGGATATTTTATTTTTGCTGGATTATCTGCTGCAAAGATTGATGTTAATTCTGAATATGTTCAGTTACTAGGTCAATGGGGTATGTTAATAATGTCTTTCTACTTTGGTGGTAGAACACTAGAGAAGATTATGGACATGAAAGCTAAGGATAAAGATGCACGTAAGTGAACACTTTACTCTTGAAGAGTTAACTCATACAGATCATCGTGAGTTTGATAATACTCCTAATGAGCAAGAACGTGCTAATTTAGGTCGTTTAGCTACTATGTTAGAAAGAGTAAAAGAAGTACTAGGTAATAAGCCTATTATGATTAACTCTGCTTTTAGATCTAAACAGGTTAATGATGCTGTTGGATCTAAAGACACTAGCCAGCATCGTATCGGATGTGCTGCTGACATCAGAGTCCCTGGAATGACCCCAGATGAGGTCGTGAAGGCGATTATAGCTTCGGACATAGGGTACGACCAGATCATCAGAGAATTCAACTCATGGACGCATATAAGCGTTCCTAATAGCTTTTCTACATTACCACGTAAACAGGCTTTGATTATAGACAAAGCTGGCACAAGAGTATATCCTTAAATAGATAAAAACCTTGACATTTAGTATAAATTGTGTTAATATAAGGACACCATGGCATCCCCGACATACCTACAATTAGTAAATGATGTACTGATTAGACTTCGTGAGAATGAGGTTTCTTCTGTATCGGACAACGCTTATTCAAAGCTTATTGGTAAATTTGTTAATGATGCTAAGCGTCAGTGTGAAGACGCTTATAACTGGAATGCTTTATCAGACACTTTATCTGCGACTACAGGTGCAGATGTATTTAACTACGTATTAGTTGGCTCTGGTCAACGCTTTCGTGTCATTGATGTTATTAACGATACCAACGACTATTTTCTAGAATTACAAACAACTGAACAAATGAATAAGTTGTTTCTGATACAAACAGCTCAAAAAGACCAACCAAGATATTATAACTTTAATGGTACAAATGCTAACGGAGATACTCAGGTAGATTTATATCCTATTCCTAATGGTGTTTACAATATTCGTTTTAACGTAATTAAACCACAAGTACCACTATCAGCTAACTCAGATGCTTTGTTAATTCCTTCAGAGCCAGTCATATTTAATGCTCTAGCTCGTGCAATGGGTGAGCGTGGAGAAGATGGCGGTATTGCTTCTAACGAAGCTTTTGCAATGTATAGAGCTTCTTTAAGTGATGCTATTGCTCTTGAAAGTGGTCGCTATCTTGAAGAAGCTGAGTGGACCGCCTAATGGCAGAAGCTCTAATAACAGGGTCGATACAAGCTCCAGGATTCTCTGGTCTTGATATTCAAGATGCTTCAGTACAGCTAACAAGCGGATATGCACTAGAAGCCTTTAACTGCGTTATTGATAAATATGGTCGTATCGGTGCTCGTAAAGGCTGGACCAAAGTAAATACAACAGCAATTACATCTAGTCCAGCAGTTAAGACTGTGTTTGAGTTTGTTAAGTCTGATGGTAATGTAGTCTTTAGTTGTGCTGGTAATAAAATATATACTGGTACTACTACACTAACAGCAGCCGTAGACACAACCGTTGTTGATGCTGCTGGTACAGGAACAACTGCATATACTATTACTGACGACAACTGGCAGATTGCTGGGATGCCTTACAATCGTAGTGGTAATACTTCTTCTCATGCTGTGTTTGTTCAAGCAGGTCATCCAGTATTGGTTTACCACAAACTAGGTAATGCAACACATAATCATACTGGGTCTTATGGCTTTCAAAGATTAGGAGATGTTGGTACTTTACCTACAGGATATTCTGTAAGTACATTTCTGCCTAACTGTGCTATTACAGCTTATGGCAGGATGTGGACTGCTAATATAACAGGTGATAATCAAACTGTTTACTTTAGTGACTTACAAGATCCATCTAACTTTACTACAGGTACTTCAGGTTATTTAGACATCAGTACTGTTATCCCTACTGGTGATGGTATTGTAGCTTTAGCAGCACATAATGGTTTTTTAATTATTATGTGTTCTAGAACTATTTTAATTTATGCTAATCCTAAAGATCCAGCAACAATGACATTACAAGATGTCATTAAAGGTGTTGGTTGTATTGCTCGTGATTCTGTAGCTTCTGTGTTTGGTTCAGATATTATGTTCTTATCTGAAACAGGTGTACAGTCTCTTGGTCGTTTGATTCAAGAGAAGTCTATGCCGTTGCGTGATGTCTCTAAGAATGTACGTGATGATCTAATTGTAAACGTCTCAAGTGAGACATTAAAAAACATTAAAGCTGTGTATTATGCAACAGATGCTTTTTATCTATTATCGTTACCATCAGTAGGTTTTACTTATTGCTTTGATACTCGTGGGGTATTAGAGAATGGTGCTGCAAGAACAACTATATGGAAGAATATTAATCCACGTTCTTTCTGTGTATTAGAAAACCGTGATTTATATGTTGGACAACTAGGATACATTGGTAAATATAATAACTACCAAGATAATGGTTCTAGTTATCGTTGGTCATACTATACTAACTACTTTGACTTTGAACAACCAACAGCTATTAAGATTCTTAAAAAACTAGGAATGGTTGTTATTGGTGGTGGTAGTCAGGTTATTTCTATCAAATGGGGCTTTGACTATACCAACAACTATAACAGTAGTACAATTTCATTAGATCCTATTGCTGTAGCAGAGTATGGAATTGCTGAATACGGCATTGCAGAATACTCTAACGGAATTGCTTTGGATAGTTTAAAGTTCAATGCTTCAGGATCTGGAAAAGTATTACAAATTGGATTTGAATCAGATATTAATGGATCTCCGTTATCTGTTCAAAAAGTAGACGTAGCTATTAAAACAGGAAAGAATATATAATGTCTGATTATTCAAAGTCAACTAATTTTACCACTAAGGATACTCTTCCTACTGGTAATTCAGGTAAAATTGTTAAAGGTACTGAGTTAGATACTGAGTTTACAGCTATCTCGTCAGCTATTGCATCTAAAGCTGATATATCTAGTCCTGCTTTATTAGGAACACCTACAGCACCTACAGCAACTGCTGGTACTAATACAACTCAATTAGCAACTACAGCGTTTGTTACTGCTGCTTTGGCTCTTGTGTATCCAGTAGGTTCTATTTATATTAATGCTGCTGTTTCAACTAATCCTGCAACTTTAATGGGTTTTGGTACATGGACAGCTTTTGGTGCTGGTAAAGTAATAGTTGGTTTAGATTCTGCTGATGCGTTGTTTGATACACTAGAAGAAACTGGTGGTTCTAAAGATGCTATTGTTGTAAGCCACACACACACCGCAACTTCTACTTCGGCAGTTACAGACGCAGGACATACCCACTCAACACACGGTAGTGGTGCATTTAACGGTGGTGGTGCTGGTGATTCTCTTGGTGGACAATCGGCTGGAAATACATCACAAACAGTAAACTCTGCTGTAACAGGTATTACAGTAGCTACGACAACAACAAATGCTTCAACTGGTTCTAGCGGTACTAATGCTAACGTGCCTCCATTCATTGTAGTTAAAATGTGGAAGCGTACTGCTTGATTACAAGTCATTCATTAGTGTGTAGCAATTTAGATGTTCTTTCGTTACAACAAGAACTTCTACATAACTACGATGAGTTTGATAAATACGACTATAGAAGAACTTTTTCTAACTCACCTCATGCTCAAATGCAAGACATCTGGGCAAGATACAACGATGTAAGACCCTTTGAAGCTAAAGGTAGTTTAGAAGGGTTTGAAGCAGAACATGATTCAATCTGGTATCCAGTAATAGATAAGATACCAAGTGTTAAGAAAGTAGTCTTTGATTTAATGCGTGTTGTTGATGGTGAGCGTTTAGGTGGTGTTTTAATTACTAAATTACCTGCTAACGGACACATCGCCAGACATACAGATGCAGGGTGGCATGCCCAGTATTACGATAAGTTCTATGTCCCAATTATGAACTCTAAAGGTTCTATATTTGGATTTGATGATGGTGTTATAGATCCTGAACTAGGACAAGCTTGGTGGTTTGATAACTCTAATCCTCATTGGGTAGATAACGAAAGTGATACAGACAGAATAGCAATGATTGTTTGTATTCGTACAGAGATGTTTAAGGATAAAAATGCACACCGTATCTGAACAGTTTAAAGAACTACAAGGTACTTTTGAAGTAGATTTAGGAACACAGCACCATTTCTCTAGCGGAGTGTACGCTAAACAAATGATGTTGCCTAAAGGTTATTTTGCTTTAAGTCATGCTCATGAGTACGACCATTTAAGCATTTTAGCTGCAGGTGAAGTAATTGTTAAAACAGATGCAAAAGCTATAAAGTACACTGCTCCTGCTTGTATTACTATACACAAAGGGGTACACCATTCCATTACAGCGTTGCAAGACGCAGTATGGTTTTGTATTCATGCAACAGAAGAAACTAATCCAGATAAAGTAGATGAGGTATTAATTATGAAAGAAGGAACTTAATATGCCATGGGGAGCCGCAGCAGTAGCCGCAGCAACAGTTGGTGGTGCTTATATGTCAAGTCAGGCTTCCAAGTCTGCAGCTAATACATCAGCCGACGCACAACGATACGCAGCAGATCAAGCAGCAGAAGCAGCTCGATTTACTCCTGTCGGTGTAACTACTAATCTAGGAAAATCTAACTTTACGATGAATCCTGATGGGACAATTGCGTCCGCAGGATATACTCTTGATCCTCGTTTACAAGATATTCAAAATAAGATCTATGGACAAGCAGGTGCATTTAATCCTGAAGCAATAGGTCAAGCAGCACAGCCGTTAATGGGTGGAGCTTCTTCCTTATTTAATCTTGGTCAACAATATCTAGCTACTTCCCCACAACAAGCTGCTGCAGACTATATGGCTCAGCAACAAGGGTTGTTAGCTCCAGGTCGTGAACAACAATTAGCTGGATTACGTAACCAACAATATCAAACAGGTCGTGCTGGTCTAGCTACTGGTGGAACTATGGCTGGAGGATTACAACAAACTAATCCAGAATTAGCTGCTTATTATAATTCTATTGCACAGCAAAACGCAACATTAGCTGCACAGTCCGATGCTTACGGTCAACAGCGTACACAGTTTGGTGCTGGTTTATTTGGTACAGGCGGTGGATTGCTTGGTCAAGTACCTGCTCTTACAACTGCTGGATACAGCCCATTACAGACTCAATTGGGATTGGTTGGAAGCATCGAAGGCATGGGTCAACAACCATTCGATTTATCTACTGCATTGGGTGCAAAACAAGCTACAGCAGGTGCTAACGTCGGTAATGCCTTACTTACTGGTGGTATCAACGCTGCAAGAACTGCTCAACAAGGTAATCAGTACTCCTTCGGTGGTGCTGCATTGCAAGGTCTAGGATCTAATCAAGCACTTAATAGTTGGTTCCAGAATCAAATAAACAAACCAAATTATGATGCTTATCAGACATCTGGCGACATGACCTATTTTGGTTCTAATAGTAACGGTATGGGTGCTGGTGAAGGATACAGTGGTATGAACGCAGATATAGGACTATATTAATGGCTGATAATTCAATAGTACAAGGGTTGTTTGGTATTGACCCTGCAACATACCAAATGCAAATGCAAGCTAATCAAGAAGCACAAGCTGGTCGATTTGCTCAACTGTCTGGGGCAGAGCAAGGACAATACGGAGCATTCCGTGGTGGTCAGATGGTTGGGAATATTGGTGCAACATTGATGGGCGGTAAAGACCCAATGCTTGCTAAAGCAACAGAACTTAAACAACTTGCTAGTCAATTTGATACAACTAACCCTGCTGGTTTAAGACAACTAGCTAATGCTTTAGTGCAGGCAGGTTATCCAGAGCAAGCTCAGATGGCAGTAACAGCAGCTCAGAAGATGATTGAATCACAAGCTACTGTAATTTCTAAAACTCGTGAGAATCTTTCTACAATGGGTAAACTGCAGTCTGAACGTGATCGTTTACTAGCTGTTAATCCTAATGATCCACGTATTGCAGAATACAATAAAGCTATTGCTGCTGAAGGAACTAGCAGAACCCCTAATATTTCTTTAGATGCTAAGATGTTTGACTTTGCTGCTGGTCGTAGAGATGTATTCTTAAAAGAAGTTGCTCCTTTAATTAAACAAGGTTCTGAAATCAATCAAGGACTTACTCTACTTGCAACAGGAACTCCGTTTGCTCAGGCTGCCTTTGAGAACACAGTTGTGTCTGCCTTGGGCGGTGATAAACAGAAGTCTAATGCTGAGATTAAACGTTTAATCAATACTGGTGATTTACCTACTCGTGTTAAGAACAGTCTTGGTAAATTCCTTGAAGGTAAGATTACTGAAGAAACTCAAGAAGATCAAAGAAACGTTCTTGAAGCTATTCAAGGAAACCTTAAGCGTACCTACACAGCTAAACGTGATACCATTCTTAAGTCCTCGGAGAAAGTCCCTGAACTAAGAGGTCAAGAAGATTTTATTGCTCCTCCATGGGAAGCAAATGTAACAGGTAGTGGAGCTGCTAGAGGTCAAAAAGCCTATACTGTTGGAGAGACTTTTAATCATTCTAAACTTGGTCCATTGAAAGTAACTCAAGTTGATGCTTCAGGTAAACCAACTAAAGTTATAGATTCTAAAGGAAACGAAGGAACTTTACAATAATATGGCTAACTTTACATTTAGTTTAAGTGATATAGTTCCTGACTATATGAAAGCACCTGCTGAGCCAAAGCCTTCAGAGGCTAGGCTTATTGGTGAACAAGCAATAGAAGGACCACTTCGTGAGACTGTAGCTGCTCTGCCGTGGGCTCAAGCTGCCACAGGATTTGCTCCTTTGTTTGGTTATCCTTCAGGATATGACATTACCTCTAATCAGGCTTTAGAAGCTGCTAGACAGCAATTCGGTCTTTCTGGTCAGGAGCCTAACACCATGCTCGGAAGAGCTGCTGGAGCTGCTGTACGGACCGCTACAAGCCCTTCTACATACTATACTGCCCCTTTGTTTGGAATGCCTAGAATGGGAACTGCTGCAGCCACTGCAATCCCAAGTGCTGCTGGTGCTGAAATAGGTGGCGAACTAGGTGGAGTTCCTGGAGCTATTGCTGGTGGTTTTATTGGTGGTTCATATTCATTATTTTCACCAACCAACTTACTTTTAAACGGTTCATCTATTGTTAGTAATCTGAAGAACTCTGCTGGTGCTGGTGGAACATTAACAGACTTAACTCAAGCTGCTGGTAATAAACGAGCTGCTGGTGTAGCTATTAAAGCACTTGAATCAGATCCAGAAATCAATGCTAACTTGCTTCGTGCAACTGAGATTGAAAGACTTACAGGAGTTAAGTTACCTGCTCCTGCAGCGACACAAGGTTCTAATGTAATCCTACAAGAGTCTCGTTCACAAGCTGCTGCTGATCCGTCTGGCTTTGGTGCTGCAATGCGTCAACAAGAACTAGATGCTAAACAAGCTATTCTAGACCGTGCTAAAGCACTGTTTGGTGTAGCATCTTCAGAGCGTTTATTAGCAGCTACAGCTCAGCCAGTTACAGCAACTAAGAGTTTAACTCGTAGGCTGACTGACATTGATGACGAACTAGCCACTATCGGTAATCGTATTGAT